ATGAAGCGGTGGTCGAGGGCGATGGTGCCCAGCTCGTCGATGATTTGGTTGACTGTTCTCATAGGTTCAATTTTTGCTTTTCCAGAAGCGCGCGGTCTTGTTCGTAGGCGAGCCAGGCGAGCGCCGTTTCGAGGTGAGTCCTTTCGACCTGCGGTAGTTTAGTAATGTCCTCCCCTGCGAGATGTACGAACGTGGCGAACCATCCATATTTTTCGGATAGCTTGGATCCTTCACCGCCTTGGAATAGCTGTCCAAAGCGTCGACTAATCCCTTCCCGATACGCAAAAAAAAAGCGGCGGCACCGAGTGCGTGCGCCATCTTCATCTGTCTGAAGAACTCCGAGCGGTCCTCTCCGTCGTAGTCTGCGATGCGGTAGAACTCGCCGTGTTCCTCTACGATGGGGCGGTATAGGATGCCCATGACCTGGGGGAGGTGTTTGTCAAGAGAGTCCTTACAAAGTGTCTCGATGTCTGCGAACTCGGCCACCGTGATCCGTGAGAGGTTCGGATGAAAACCGTAGCGCTGGTCCAGCTCAATGATACGCTCCACCGGGTACGTGTCGTCATACTTGTCCAGTATGCCCCCGATGACGCCCCCGATGTATTGGATATCCTTCTGCTCCATCGCCATGACCTCGGCGCGGTCCATGTGGCACAGTATGCAGATGGTACGCACTACCTGCTCCAGCTCGTCCCCTTCGGGTATCGCTTGGATTTGGAGGTACTGGTCGACGGTGATGTCGTAGAGGTTCTCCGGTATGGTGACGGTCTTGTTCACGCTATGAAATATTTGCCGCTCCTGTTTGTCGTGAGCAAGTTTAAACACACGTACCGCACCGCATCAATCCCGTGATTGTCCTTGTCGACCGGCCTGTTGAGGTTGCGCCCGTTCTTGTCCTGCTCCCATCGGTACGCCCGAAGTTCTTTCTGTAGGTGCGTGCTCTCAGCGGTCACCAGGAGCTTGTGTCTTCTCATGATGTCGATACCCTGACGGATCGAGTCCGGTCCCTTGCGTGCTGGCTTGACGTTGTGCCCCAACCTGAAGAGCTCCTCGATACTCTTCGGCTCGGCGCTGTCTGCGATGATGGTCTCCACGTCCAGCTTGTCGAGCTCTTCGCCTATGTCCGGGTTCGTCAGTCCTGTCGAGTACAGCCTCTCGTGAAGTATCAAGGTGTGACCGTCAAGGTAGACATCGATGACGGCGGTCGGGTCGTTGGTGAATCCAAAGTCGAGGCCCGTCCCTATCCTCTTGCCGGCTATCTCTCCCACCTCCCATGTAAATACAGCGGCTTGGTTTACGCCCCTTTCTCCGAGTCCGTAGATGCGCCAATAGTTCGGGTCTGCATCCTTTAGGCGTTCAATCTCTTGGATGGTGGCCTTGTCGAGGTAGGGGTTGTCCTTGTATGTGGTCCGAAAGAAAGAGGCATCGGTTCGGGGGATGACCTCCTCGTAGATCCAGTGATACTCGTCCGAGGGGTTGAAGTCGATAATGACCTTGCGCGTCGTCCGAAGTAGGAGCTGCCTCCAGTCCTCCAGGCTCAACTCGTTGGCCTCGTTGATGAATAGCACTTGTCGCTTTCTTCCCCTGACCTTCTGCGGCTGGTCCACGCTGATGAACTCCACGAGGTTCCCGAATAGGACGTAGTTCGCTTCTGACTTGTTGTGGAAGTCGGGGTTGTAGATGTCTTCCCGCTCCAAGATTTCGAAGAAGTCCCTCATGGCCGTGGCCCTCAGCGCAGGAAATGTCTTCCGGGCGATGGTGATGACCGCCCCGGCGTTCTCGTTCTCGTAACAGAGCTCGACGATACTCTGGAGGATGGAGTACGTCTTCCCGCTCCTTGTGCCTCCTTGGTGGACTTGAATCCGGGAGGCGCAGCCCTTGACGTGGTAGTAGGTGGCGGGCTGCCTCAACTCACGTCGGCGTTGTCATCGGTGAACCAGGACAGCGGCTTCTTCTCAGCCACGGCAATCTCTTGACGCTCCACGTACCCGCGCTCCTTGCCCTTGGTCTTCAGGTAGAATATCGTCGCGGCGGGATTGCCTCCGTCGATGAGCTTGTGGAGCTTGCTCTCGGCGAAGTCTAGGGCCACATCGGACAGCTCGGCAACGGCGCTCTTGTAGTCCGCGTCCGCTTCCATCCAGTTGTAATGGGTTTGGCGGGAGATGCCTACCACCTTACACGCTTGCGTCACAATTCCGAGAGCCTTCTCAAGGGCTTGGATCATCGCTTTTTTTTGTACGTCCATTCTTGTCTATATCCTTGGGTCATACCCTGCGTCTGCGGTGCCTGTAAATACCGGTGTTACGGTCATCGTGTACTCTACCCGTTTGTACTTCGAGGCTATGTTGGTACTTGCCTCTGTCCGTATGTGTCGGGAGAGCATGATATCGGCGGCTCTCCTATTGGAGACGTACCACACCGTTCTCTCGTCGAGTTCGGGACACGTGAAGACAGCGCGGTAGATTTCAGCCATACAGGGCCAAATATAGCAGGAGGGCCAGAATCCCGACGTAGCCGTAGAAGGTGGCGCGGTATGCGTAGTCGTGCTTCACTCCCAATTTGCGTGTCCGTTGTATCGCTCGCTCATGACTTCACCATTTTTCCGCATACTGGAATCATCATCGTCCAATACTGTTCGCCCTTGCGAATCCATTTCTTGCCGACCTTAAAATCCTGCTTGGCGGTGAAGTCCATGCGGGACTCGTAACCTGTAGAAGAAGGCGCAAAATCGTGCTGCCATGGTATTATGCCGATATACCTGTCCTTCACGTAATATTCTGCTTTATACCCCATCGGTGCAAATCTGTTGCTCATAGCACAAAGATAGGTAAACTATACAAATATGCAAATACTACGCACTTTTTTTTAGGGACGGCGAAACGATCTTAGGTACAGCATAATTCCAAAGGATGTGATGATGGATGCGAGGGCGCTTATCTCCCACCGTACTGATGCGTGCGCAGCTCGGTGCCATTGTCACGGTCGTAAATGCCTTCACGTAGGTTCCGAAGTTCAGGTACAGTTCCGTAATACCTCCCTTTTGGCTCTGCGTCGTGGTCTGCACGAGGTTGACGAACGGGTTGGTGAAGAATAGCACCCCACGAGCCCCCAGGGTCACGTAGGTATTTACGTCCTCGTTGAAGGTGCCGACGAACTTGAGCGGCCTATCGTTGGAGCAGATAAACGAATTCATCGCCTTGCGTTTGAGCGTCTGCCGTTTGGCTCCGGCGTTATCCTTGCCGCCGATATAGTCTCCCCCCTGCGCCATCGCTATCGTCGTAGTTGGCGTCTCCTTGTAGAACGTGAGCATGGATTCCCACACCTTGTCGAGGTTCCATATCGGTTGCGGATTTCCGAACTCGTAGAATCTCCACTCGAAGCGGGTGTAATCGTCATCGAGTTGGATCCAGTACCGCACCCCGATTTCCTTTGCTATCTGATACGACGCATTGCGGGCGTGCGTAATTGTAGCCATCTGTCCGAAGTTGTCTCCGCAGTCCGTTTGGCTGGCGAGCTGGTCCTTGTTGAACTGGTGAACAGGAAAATCGAGCTCGAAATACTCTGCGGCTCTTGCGTCCTGGTCGTCGATAATCAGGTGTATCGGTCCCGTATACCCATGACGGCGTAGAGTGGGTATCGTCTTGATGTTGTCCGGCCTTCCGTGCGTGAGTATGAACGCTACGAATTCACTCATGCTCTTCGAGGTACAGTTCCTTCAATTCCTGATTGAGTCGCACGAATCCGTCCTCGATAGCCCTGCCGAAGTCTACGATGACCAATGCCGACCGCTCCATAAGATCCTGAACTTCCGCAGGAGCGTGGGCGTAGTATTCTGCTATTTGCTCATAATCGAATACGATATGCCTCGTAGCGGCCAACCGAAGGAAAGAATCCAATTCGTCCGGCAGGTCCGTAGCGTCAATCTCTGCGATAAGCTCTTCATACTTCCCCAGCCCATGCAATTCGTCGACCTGCGGTTGCGCTTTGGTAGGCTTGTAAACGGGCGCCTCGACTTTTGTGCTGTACGGATTCTCGTTCTGTTCTTCCTCCTCCTCTGGTGTCCATACATCGAGACCCCACTCGGCCAGGGGGTACGAATCCCACTCGTTGCCGAGCATATCCCAATCCCACTCGCCAAAGCCTACGTTGTCCTTGATTACGAACTCCGAGCTCTTGTCGTGGCTCCATTCCGATTGATAAATGGGGACCTCCGTAAGCCCTGCCTCCCTTGCGGCCTTTAGTCTCATGTTGCCTCCGAGCACGATGTTGTCCTTGTCGACTACGATGGGACGGGCTTCTAACATCTCCGGAAATTCCTTGAGGCTCTTGACCAGCTTGCGAAACTTCTCCTCCGTAATAGTCCGGGGGTTGTGCGGGTTCTCCTTTATGGTGTTTATGTCTGCCTTCAAAACAGTTTCTTTTGTGTGTTGGGGTCTCGGTAGGTCTCAAATTTAGCCGTTCGGATTACTCCGGTGGGGGTCTGCTCCTCGTATCCTGTCTCCAGGTACTTCCTGCCGTCCCTCTCGATTATGTTCTGATAGATGACCCGCTTCATAGCTTGCCTTCTTCCTTCATAATCTTCCCGGCCCACCGCTTCCCGGCCAGTCCGCCCCATAGAAGATACGAAATTGTTCCGCATGCTTTGGTATCTGACTCGTCATAATACTCCTCCGCACGAGATAGATATGAATACATCCGTTGGACAGTATCGAATGACACCGGCTCACCCTTGGCGAGCTGCTGAGCGCGGACCTTCCCGACCTGGGTGGCGCACTTGTTGCCTACCTTCTCGTTTAGCTCGATCCCACGCTTGGCGTTATTGCTTACCGCGTCCGGGTAATTGCTCCACGTCTTAAGGTTTACACGAATACTCATAGGCTCGTCGTAGTTTTTTGACCATGCGCTTGTTCTTGCCCGCACAACTGCACGGCCTCTCATTGGCGCTGAAGGTCTGATTGAAAATGTCGTACATGGTGCGCGTCTCGGCGCGGTTCAAAACGCCCTTGTCTAT